CCAACGCCAGACCCACACGATGACCCATTAACCGATCCATCTACAGACCCAACCGATCCTGGTACTGATCCTGGTACTGATCCTGGAACCGACCCTGGTACTGATCCAATTATTCCACCAGGGGTGCCAGATACAGATACCCCTTATGTGCCTGTTGATTACTCACCCTTTAGTATTCAAAATCCTGTCTGGGAACCTAGAGACTATATTGCGCCAGGAGTTAGTTATTCATCTGAGTACCCTCAAGGATATACGGCTTTTGATGATGTTTATGAGCCTTACATCTATAACCCACCACCGGTACAATCCTACATGGTTGGTGGCCCACCGTTAATTTACGACCCATTTACCACCCTACCAACAGTTTATGAGTCCATTAATTCGTTGCCGCAAACTCCAAGTGGTTATCAACCGCTTAGTCTTGGCAACATTCAAAAAATAATCGATAACATAGGATAAAATTATGGCAAGTGAACAAGAAGTATTAGAGTCGAATGAGGCAGAGCTGATCCTCGAATCAGAGGTGTTTAAAAAATCTGTTAAAAAACTGCATGACGAATATGTGCAAATGTGGCTGAACTCGGATGTTGGTGAGGAAGATTTCAGAGAGTTAATCCACAGTGCCGTTAAAGTTATTCCTGAGATTGAACGACATCTAAGAATCATTGTTGAAAAAGGCAAAATTACCAAGGCCAATCTGAACCGATTACGCAAAGTAGTTTAACCTTTGATTGATTTACAACTACCAAAGGTTTAGAATCATTCTAATTATTCAATTATTTATTCAAGGATAATATTATGACCAACACGGCAAAGCCATTGGAATTACAAACAAACATGGATGAGGCTGTAAGCTCACTTGAGCAATTTCTGGATCCACAAGAGGACAAACCAGAAGAGGCGCAAGAAGAATTACAAGCCGATGAAACTGTTGAAGAGGAAGTTGTCGAGGAGGAAGAACAAGAAGAACTCCAAGCTGACGAAATCGAAGAAACAGAAGAAACTGAATCTCTTGACGATGAACAAGACGAGCTAGAGGAAGTTGATGAACCGCAATTATATACCGTCAAAGTAAATGGCGAAGAAGTTGAGGTCACCATCGATGAACTACAAAACTCGTATTCTAGGCAAAAGGATTACACTCGTAAGACTCAAGAACTCGCACAACAGCGAAAGGCTGTTGAAGAACAACAAAGCGAGGTTGCAAAAAACGAGGCGATTTATAAGGAACTATTACCCAAAATGGAAGCTGCTCTTAATGAGGGCTTGGGTGAAGAGCCAGATTGGAACGCTTTATATCAAGCAGATCCTATTGGTTATGTTCGAGAACGCGATTTATGGAATGAGAAACAACAGAAATTGCAAGCCGTTCAAGCTGAACAGCAACGCCTTCAAGAAGAGGCTCAAGCTAAACAGCAAGAACAAATACAAAATTATATGCAGTATGGCGACAAGCAATTACTAAAAATCGTTCCTGAGTGGAAGGATCAATCCATCGCACAAAAAGAAAAATTGGCGATTCGAGAACACGCAATCAATGATTTGGGATTTACAGCAGAGGAAATCAACCAAGTGTATGATTACCGATTGCTGCTAGGGTTAAGAAACAGTAATCTGTACACTAAAACGCAAAAAGCTGTGAAGAAAAAGCCCACCCAAAAAGCATCAGCTAGAAACAGAGTTGGAAAACCTGGTTCAGTCACAAGAAAGAACAATAGCACTCCTTTAAAAAGATCGAAACAACGCTTGGCTAAAACTGGCAAAGTCCATGATGCAGCCAAAGTGTTTGAACAATTAATTTAACCTTTTAATTTCTGGTTTATCCAGAAAGGAGTCAAAATGGCGCAAGTAACTAACGCTTTTGACACTTATGAAGCCACGTCGGATAGAGAGGCATTATCGAATATTATCTATAATATAGCCCCTCATGCCACGCCTTTTATGAGTGCCATTGGCAAAAACTCGGTTAAAAACGTCACATTTGATTGGCAAACAGAGACACTACCAAGTGCATCTGGAACAGGTGAGATAGAAGGCTTTGAAATTTCAAGAGCCGCCACTACCGCAACTGTTCGTGAGTCAAATGTAACCATGATTCAATCTAGGAATAGCACCGTCACCGGATCGCAACAAGCATCTGATCCAGCTGGTGTAAAATCTCAGATTGCTCACTTCATGGCTTTAAACGCTAAAGCCCTAAAGAGAGACATGGAAACGGCGTTGACTGGTAACTACGCAAAAGTAGCTGGTTCTGCATCAGCAGCAAGGCAAACCCGATCTTTTGAGTCTTGGATTACATCCAACGATTCAAGAGGCTCAGGCGGAGCTGACGGTTCTGCATCAGCAGCAGCTACAGATGGAACTCAGCGTGATCTCACAGAGGCATTACTAAAAGGAGTCTTACAGACTGGATTTGGAAATGGTGCTGAAATGAGCATGGCGATTTGTGGCCCTTATAACAAAACTGTTATATCTGGGTTCACTGGTCGATCCAATGTTAGACAAGTCATTGAAACAGATACCGTAGAGGCATCTATTTCTTTGTACGCATCTGATTTTGGTGAGCTAAAAATCGTTCCTGATAACTTTAGTAGAGAAAGATCTCTGCTCTTAGTTGATCCCAACTATGCAGCAGTGTCATATCTCAGAGACTTTGAGTCTGTGGATATTTCTACTATTGGTGACGCGATTACCAAAATGCTAGTCGTTGAATACGGACTACAAATGAGCAACGAAGCTGCTCACGGAATAGTCGCTGATTTAAACGTCAGCTAATGTAGTGATGAGAGGGGTTGAAATGATATACACCCCTCTCAATTTTTTAAGATGACAATAAAGCGAACAACAATCGATTTGACTAAAACGATCAAATCAGAATTTATAACCCAGGATGATAAAAACATTTATCACACAGCTCAGAATGTGCGACCTGTGATTGAACACGCGACCAAACTAAGAGAGTTGGAACCAGGTAAGAATTTTAGACACGCGGCTGAAATACCACAGGTGATTTGGAACAAAGCCTTGAGAGAGGGTTGGCACAATGACCCGAAAGCATGGAAGAAGTGGCTTAATGATCCTGATAATAAACCCTTTAGAGTTTGGCCAGGAAGAATATGACTTATAGTGAATTAAAAACGGCAGTTGCCAATTATTTAAACAGAAGTGATCTGGATTCTATGATGGACACTTTTATCCAACAAACCGAGGCAGAGTTAAACCGCAAGCTCAGAACCAAAGACATGATAAAAAGAGCAACGGCCACGGCTGACGATCAATATTTAACGCTACCGACAGACTGGTTAGAGGCAATTAATGTAGAGATTACATCCGGTGATTTTACGCCGCTTTTTCAACAATCCATCGAGAGCCTTGATACTTATAGGAAAGCCAACGACAACAGAACAGGCAAACCGGTGTATTTTGCCCTGGTCGATGACACCATGGAATTATGTCCTACACCTGACGGCTCTTATACGTTACAATTAACCTATTATTCTAAGATTACTGGATTGAGCAGTAGTAATACTTCAAACTTTGTCTCAACAACCTACCCCGATGTCTATTTATACGGCTGTCTAAGAACGGCATCGATTTATCTCATGGAAGATGATCGTGCAGCGGGCTTTACCAACCTATTTGATAAGGCTTTGGAGGAAATGAGATTAGAACAAGAACGTGCCGCCTTCGGCAAAGGCTCAATGATCCCAAGACGAAGAACTTACGGCAGAACCCAAAAACAGGTTGTTTATTGGGGCAACAATTAATTTTAATTAGAGGAAATAATAATGGCTGGATTTTCAGATTATTTAGAAGATAAGGTTTTAGATCATGTGTTCGGTGGCAGTGCTTACACAGCACCATCGACTTTGTATGTGGCCCTATTTACAGCCGCACCATCTGATACAGGTGGCGGAACAGAATGTTCTGGCGGTTCTTATGAAAGGAAGAGCATGGCTGCGATGACCGTATCGGGTACCTCGCCAACTACCGCAACCAACGGATCAGCAGTTGAGTTTGTCACGGCAACAGGATCATGGGGAACTGTGACCCATGTTGGAGTCTTTGACGCATCAACCAGTGGCAACCTACTTGCCTGGGCGGCACTAACCGCGAGTAAGGCTGTTGCATCAGGTGACGTATTCAGATTTGACGCGGGCGACCTTGATATAACCTTGGCGTAATAACATGGCCTCTATTGGCTATGGTCAGTACAACTATTCTAAGGGTGCTTATGGCAACCCTCAGTATGAGTTTGCTGTTGCCTCCATAGACCAAACATCAGCTCTAACTGCCTCTGCTAGTCTTACCCTCAAAGCAGTTGCCAGTATCGATCAAACATCAGGATTTACCTCTGCCGGTACTATAGTCTTTCCGGCATCGGCAACCATAGCTCAAACCAGTGGCTTTACCTCAACCGCAGAAGTGGTCAAACTCGGTGCTGCTACCATAGCCCAGACATCAGGCTTTACCGCAACCGGAACTCAAATTGACGCGGGTGAGGCCAGTATTGACCAAACATCGGGATTCACCGCAACTGCCGAGGTCGTTAAACTAGGCGCAGCCAGTATTGACCAAACATCCGGCTTTACAGCTACCGGTCTTATTGTCCTTGATGGTGCATCCTCTATCGATCAGACAACAGCGATGACAGCAAGCGGAGTGCGTATTGCTCTAGGTGTTGCCAGCATTGACCAGGTATCAGGATTCACCTCAACTGCGGAGATGGTGATAAGTGGTGTAGCGACTATTGCAGAGGTTAGCTCAATGACGGCACTTGGCGGCATTATTTATTATGGCGAAAGCACCATCAGTCAAGTTAGTGGTTTTTCTGCTTTAGGTAGTTTAAAATGGAATGACCAAAGTGTGACGACCACGACTTACACGGATCAAACGGTCTCCACGACAACATGGACTGAGCAGTCACCCTCCTCAACAACCTGGACAGATAAAGCAGCTTAAAAGGCTGTTAATTAATATATTTAAAACATAGGTAATTAAGGAATATGGCCGATACAACAACTACAAATTTATCACTCACCAAACCTGAGGTGGGCGCGAGTACTGACACATGGGGCACAAAATTAAATTCTGACATGGACTTAATTGACGCCTGTTTCTCGGCAACCGGCACATCGGTTGCTATGAACCTCGATGCAGCCGTAATCGATAATTCGGTTATCGGTGGCACCACAGCAGCGGCGGGTACGTTCACCACGCTTACAGCGAGTGGAGTTTTCACAGGAGCCTCTTTAGACATCTCTGGTGATATAGATATAGATGGCACCGCTAACCTTGATGTTGTTGACATTGATGGTGCTTTAACTCAAGACGGTGGCGCAGTATTTAACGAAGATTCTGCCGATGTCGATTTCAGAGTCGAGAGCAACGGCAACGCCAATATGCTTTTTGTTGATGGTGGGAATGATCGGGTATATATCGGAACAGACAGCGGTAACACAGACTTTTATGTTTATAACGCATCAGCAGCACCACACATTAGAACCAACTCAGACATTACTCAAGGCGATGGAACAGTCTTTGGTAAATTATCTTTTCAAGGCAACGATAACGAAGAAGTATCATTAAGAGCATTTTACGACCACGCAACATCAGCTTATTCTGGGCTGTCTTTTTACACCGATGGAAGTGCTGGCACGGCTGCGGCTATGACTATCGATAGCAGTCAAAATATTGGAATCGGTACCACGAGTCCTAGTACCTTGTTAAGTTTAAATAAGACTTATGATAATGCTGCCTTTGCAATTAGTGATGATTCAAGTGCTGGAGATTATGTAACTTTTCAAATAAAAGGTGGTCAATACAATGGCGGTGTAAATAAGATAGAAGCAATAAACACAACTTCTTTGGCTTTTAAGTGTTTGGCATCGTCTAGGAATGCTCTGAGTGCGTGAGGGTCTGCAAAACACCCGTGTGTATCGGGGACTAC